AGCAGTTCTGCCAGGTCATCGACGTGCAGGCAGTCCACCATGCACGCGTAGTCGTTGGGCGGCTGAACCACAGCGATGTTGCCGTTGCAGTAATCGTTGCCCGGCACGGCGCTGTGCAGGACGCCGTACGATACGACTTTGCCACCCTCCAGTTTGACGATCTTGTCGCCATTTTTTGCCTCGCGGCCGTTGCGGTAGTGCACTTGCTTTTCTCCTTACGCCTCATGGGCGGCGCTTGCCCTTCAATACTTCGCCTGCCTGCGCGGCAGATGGTCTGTTAGCTGGCAAGCTCGATCCGCGCGCGCTCGTTCGTTTCGGCGAGCTCGGCCTTTTTGTTCTCGATGTGGGCCCGGATCACCGATTCCGCCAGGACGGGGCTGACATCGAAGAGGCGGTGCGCGTTCTCGCCGGCAGGGATGCCGAGCTGGAGCTGCCGGACCCGGCCAAATGCATCGCGCAGCACTGGTGCGTGCTTATCCGCCTGTGCGCGCTCGCGTTCGGCTTTCATATCGGCGAGCAGCTGTTCGCCGGCTTCGATCTCACGGTGCGCCGACCAGATTGCCGCGCAGGTTTCTTTGCTGATCATCTTCTCTCCCTTTTGAAATGGCCTGCCTGTTCGGCAGACGGTCTGTCAGTTATTCTTCGGCTCGCAGGGCACGCCCAGCTGAGACAGGTAGGCCGATCCGTGGCCGTGCTCACGCGCGTGGCGGATGATCGCCATCAGGAAACTGTCCACGTTAGCGTTGGCCTTGGCTGCCGTATCGGCCATGCGAATTCCGAAGCCGGAGCCTTCCCGCAACGTCAGCGTGCGGCCATACTCGCCAGGCTGCCATTCGCACACGGCCAGCAGCGACAGGCCGTGTTCTTCGCATTCCATCGCCAGGTCGCGCAGCTTCGGCGCGATGTGCTCGTCGTAGTAGCGTTCACCTGAGCTGCGTTCGTCTTCGTTCATCATTTTTCCTTGTATGTGCTGCCTTGTCGGCAGGTGGTCTGTTATTCCTTCGGGCGCACCGCGCGAGCGTCGCTGCTAACGTCAAACCAGCCGCCGCAGCCATACCCGCTGCTGGTCCGATCCTGGAACTGTTCGCCGCGCACAGGGCCGGACGGAAGGCCAACGATGCGCTTGAAGTGCGGGCATTCCGCGCACCAATCTCCGCCGTCTTTGATGATTCGAGTTACGGTCAGGATTTCGTTTGTTGCTTCCATGCTTCCTCCGTTGAACTGCCGTCTACTCGGCAGGTCCTTCATCGTCACGGCCGGTTGTCGGCCCCACAGTTCTGGCAGTCGCGCATGTAGCGCTCCGTGTCGCTGATGAAGCGTCCACACCCGGTGCAGTTGTAGGTCTCGACGCGCGGCTTGCGCGGCTTGATCAGTGCGATACCTGTGCCGGCTAGCGCCTCGGCGCGCTTGCAGTACTGCATATCCACTGCGGGGCGCGTGCGCGCGTCGATGTAAGATTTTGGCCAGGGGATGTCGGTCTCGCGCGACTGGTGCTGGCCGACGGCCTCGTCCTTCGTGTAGACCTGCGCCTGGCTCAGGTCGGTCGTGTATCCCTTGCCATCCTTCGCCCACCATAGCATGTCGTTCCCGACATAGGTCCGGCTGTCCTGTAGATAGAATTCGCTCATTGTTTTTCCCCTAGTTCGCCCGCCTATCCGGCAGCAGGTCGGTCTGTGCCAAGTCCGTGCTTGGCCGGGTCCAACGCGACGTCGCGGAGCGCGGCCAGGTACAGCGCAGCCTTCACCATCGAATATGCATGCACGCTGGTCTGGTCCTTGGTTACATCGTCTTCGGTGACGATTCCACGCACTGGCTGGTGGCCGTAAGAACAGGCCTCCCACTCGATCTCGATCACACGCTTGCGCCAACCGATGCGCACAGGACCGATGTCGGTCTGTACCAGCCACCACGGGCCGCGCACGTCGTTCTTGCCCCAATACTGGTTCACCAGTTCCCAGGCGCGGCCAACACGGAACCCTGCGACCGTGAACAGGCTTTTGGCTTCGTTCTCAGTCATGATGTGCCGCCTCCTGGGCGGGTGCTCTATCGCTCACGAACGCAATGCGACCATCCAGCAGACCATTGACGATGGCGTTGAACTCCCAGCAGTAGATTTGGGCGTCGACGTACACGCGCATGCCCTTCGGGTAGTCGTGCTTTTTGCGGCGGATGAACGCCTCGGCGGCTTCCTTGGTGAAGTGCGCGTTGACGAACTCCCACTGGTCGTCCCAGCCGGATACGGTGTGATCGTCCAGGTCGGCCAGGATGTCCCACTGATCACCGGCATCGCACTCGAGGAAGGAGCAGTCGTGCATGCCGCCCGCCATCTTGTCGAGTTCCTGCCGGGTGTGCTCGCCGGCGCCGTCCCAGTATTCCTGCGGGCTGAAGTACATGCTGTCCTCGATCGCCACCGCCAGCTTGTCGGTGTAGTCGCGGTCGATGCCAAAGATGATTTTCCGGGCCTGAACCAGGAACAGGGCATCGGCGGTACAGTGATCGCGTACGCCCTCGCCACGAACGTGATGGCGCAGCCGTTGCACGAAGTCGTCAAAGGTCGCCTGGTTCAGTTCCGATCCGGTTGCGATGCTCATGCTGCACCGCCTTCCTGACCTGCTGCGCCCACAGCGGGTGTTCTAGCCGGATACGCACTGCCAGGCTGTCCCGGTTCGTTGCTGCCGGTGCAGGCGTTGCGGTGGTCGTTCGCGCGCGGGCAGCGCTTGTTGCCGCAGGTCGGGCAGAGGATCATCGTCGTCGCCGCGTATGGGAACGCGCCGACCTTGCGTCCCTTATTGCACTCGTGGCACCAGCATTTCATCGGCTGCTCGGAGGCTTCTGTGGTGGTACCGGGCTTCGATTCCGAGAGCGCCAGGTAGACGTTGAATTTCCTGCGCGTCGATGGGTTGGTGACGGAGAAGGTCATGGCGCCGTCCTTATCGGACTTGAGCCCGCTGCTGATGACCATTCGCCCTCCATCCGGATCATCAAGGATCAGCCGCGCCAACTGCTCTGCGTCCGCAGCGGGTGCTCTGTTCGGGACCGGGCTGTCCGCCTTCCCCTTCGTCTTGATCGCGGCGACGCCGTTCGTAGGCTCGTCAGCGGGCCGCCAAATATGGCCACAGCCGTGGCAGAGGTGCGAACGGTGCGGCTCGTTCTTCCAGCCGGGCGTGCGCTCGTCCGGTGCGTCGATATGTTGCAAGCCACAGGCAGAGCAGTGAAGGATCATATCCAGCGGCGGCTGCACTTCGCCTGCGTTGGCAGAGAGCGCCTTGTCGATGTCTGCACATAGGCTAACGGCCGGCACTATGTCCTTCCACGTTTCCAGCGTGGCGCGCGCCTCGCGCAGTAGGCGGATCACCTGACTTCCCGCGTTGGCAGCAGGCTCTTTGTGCGTAGAGCGCGCCAGCCATCCAGCCCAATACAGCGTCCAGTCGCGCGAGCCCAGCGGATCCCTGGCGTAGTCGAACGCGGTCGTTATGTACTCATGCTCTGCGGCCTTACGCTCGGCCTCGATGGGCATGCGGTTGTCCTGCGCGCCAGCCTCGGGTGCGACGACCGAGCTATTGACTGCGTCGTATGCCCGACGGAAATCGCCCATGCTGACCTTTGGCGTGATCGTGTTCCGGTCCAGGAAGGCCTGGATGTCGCGATCCGGATCCGTCGATCCGTCCTTGATCTGCTCGAAAGCGTTCGCGAACGGCTGCAGCGCCAGCAGCAGCTCGGTGTGCTGTCGGTGCAGGCGCGCCAGCTCGTCCTGGGCGCTGCCGGGTGCGCTAGTGGGTGTCCCGTGCGGGCAGCTACTTTTCTGTTGATCCATGCTATTCCCCGTCGTTGTTGTTGGTCGTGATCGTAATTTCCCGGCTGTCGCGCGGGGTCGGGTCGCCGGCCAGATAGACGGTCATGTCCCATGCCCCGCCGGCCCGGTTCATCGTCAGGCAGCTGATGTACGCGTTCTTCCCGTCGCACACCACGGGCCGCGCGCAGTGCGCGGACTTCACCAGCAACTGGTGGTGCCGGTAGGTTTCCGGCGCCAGCGGTTCGTCGCAGGTGTCTTCTGGTAGCTGGCGCATCATGCGGTCCTCCGGTAGGTTTTGGTCAACTGGCCGTTGACGGCATGGCCGCGCCGCAGCAGGGTCTTGGCGATGCGCGCCTGGTCGTGATGGCCGCTATCGGACTGGCCCAGCAGGCCGAAGTAGCTATTGCCAGCCGCGTGGAGCTTCTCGGGCACCATCGTCGCGAGCGCGGCAATCGCGTGGCGCACGGTGCGCCGCCGCGTCCTGGTGTGCCATGGCTTGATCACGTGGCCGACGAAATCGACGCCGCGGTCGACCGGCTGTAGGATGGTCTTCGACGGGTTAAGGCGCGCGCCGAGGGTCGCCGGCAGGAATGCGTCGATGCTGGCCAGCGCTGCGTTTAGCCACTGTGGCGACTCATGCAGCAGGATGAAGTCATCGACGTAGCGTACGTAGTGCCGGGCCCCGATCTGGTGCTTGACGTACTGGTCGAGCGCGTCGAGATAGATGTTGGCGAAGAACTGCGACGACAGGTTCCCGATCGGCAGGCCCAGGTGCGCGGGCTGGCTGGCCAGGCGCTTGTGTGGCGGTACGCGCTCGAGCAGGCGGTGGTCGCCGCGGAGCTCGACATCCTGGCGCGGGTCATGGAACAGGATCACGCCGGCCAGCCACAGCCACCATGGCTCTGTCACGCGCGCGCCGATCTGGTGCCACAGTACCTGCTTGTCGATGGCGACGAAGAAGTTGGCGAGGTCGCACTTCAGGTACCACAGCGGCCGGCTCCAGTTCTGTGAGGCGCTGCGGATCTTCGCTTCCAGCCGTTGGGCGGCGTAGAGCGTCCCACGCCCCGGGATGCAGGCGCAGGTGTCGCTGATGAAGGACCGGTAAAAGCGCGGTGCGACGCGGTTGTACAGCAGGTGGTGCACGATGCGGTCGCGGAACTCGGCCGCCCACACTTCGCGCGCCTTGGGGCGGGTGATGATGAAGCAGATCGAGCGGCCGGGCCGGTAGCTGCCGTCGACCAGTTCGTCATGCAGGCGTGCCAGCTGCCGCTCCTGGTCCTGCTCAAACGCGAGCGCGCTGGCGGTGCTGCGCTTTGTCTGGCGGCAGTCGAGGTAGGCCTGCACCAGCTCCGCGAAGGAAAAATCAGCATGGTGGCGTCCGGGATAATCTGCGGACCGCGCGGGCGCGGAGCTTGGCCGACTTGTTGTTGTTGTTCTGGTTGCCGTTGTTGAAGTTCTGGTTCCAGGCATAATCGTCGTTGGCAGCGTGCTGCGGTTATTCGTGCTATCTACATCGCCCCGCCGAAGGCCGCAGCGGCCGATCAGCGGGGAAACTGCGCCAGACCTGCCCGGACGCTGCCGGGCGGTTTCTGCGGTGCGCATGGCGGTGGCCTTGTGAGCCAGCGGCACGACCAGATTAAAAGTTCGCACAGTCATGGTGGCCTTGACCATCACGAAGCGGGCGACATTGCGGAACGGCGCCATCCACTGGCCTGCTTGCCGATGCTGGTAGTCAGCTCGACGGCGCGCGCGTACTGCTTGACCGCGATCAGGCGCATGTCGCGCGCCAGCCGCAGCAGGAGTTCGGCCACCTGCAGGCGCTCGGTGAGCCCCTGCAGGTGCGGCGCCTTCTCCTGCGCAGTGTTGGCGCGGAAGATCAAGATCGTGACTGCGACCACCTCGTCACGGAGCTTGCCGCCGATCGATGCCTTGAAGTCGCGTGGCATGTTCTTGGCGAGCTCCGTCACGACGATGAGGAGGTCGTAGGCGGCCTTGTGAATCGGCAGTTGGGTGTGGAGTGCCATGCTGATGGAAAGGGCTAAATTACTGAATGGTTAATCTGCGGACCGCGCGGGCGCGGAGCTTGGCCGACTTGTAGCTGATGCTCTGGCCGCCGTTGACGAAGTTCTGGCCCCAGGCACAATCGTCGTTGGCAGCGTGCTGCTCGCACGACCAGTAGCAGCGCTCATCAAAATGGCCCTTGAGGTTCGCGTAGAGCAGCGCCTGCTCGCGCCGCGTCGGCAGTTCGCCGCCGAACTGTGCGGCGGCCTTCTTGGCCTCTTCCCAGGTGACGTTGTTCGCGTCGCCATCCAGCAGGATCAGGTGATATGCCGGCTGGCCGCTGGCATCGAGGACAATGCCGGCATAGTGCTCGCCGTCGGCCAGCCCGATCTCGGCCTGTGCGATGGTCAGGATCCGCTTCGCCTGCGTCTTGAACGTGGCGATCATGTCGCTGACCTTCTTGTGCGCGGCTTCGATGGCCGCGAGGGTGATGGTTGACATCAATGGCTCCGGAAAATAGATAAAGGGTTAAATCGGCAATCTGCGGACCGCGCGGGCGCGGAGCTTGGCCGACTTGGTGTCGTTGCTCTGGAGGCCGCTGAAGAAGCTCTGGCCCCAGGCATAACCGTCGTCGGCAGCGTGCTGCTCGCCAGACCAGTACCAGTTCGGCTTGAATTCATGCTTCAGGTTCGCGTACAGCAGCGCCTGCTCACGGCGGGTCGGCAACTCACCACCGATCTTGGCCGCGAAGGTCTTGGCATCGCCCCAGTTCACTGCTCCGGCTTCGCCCGGCAGCAGTACCAGGTGATGATCCGGCGCCCCGTTGAGGCCCATGATCAGGCCCGCGTACACTTCGCCCGGCTGGAGGTTCTCGGCCATCCACTGCGCCTTGGCTGCGGCCATGGCGCTGACCGCACCACCCACTGCCGACTGCGTCGAATCTTTGTCGTTTTTCATCGTGTTCTCGCGTTCGAAATGGATGAAGGATTAAATGGCGAATCTGCGGACCGCGCGGGCGCGGAGCTTGGCCGACTTGTCGTTGCTGGTCTGGTAGCCGTAGTAGAAGTCCTGGCTCCAGGCATAATCGTCGTTGGCAGCGTGCTGCGTGCTCGACCAGTACCAGTCGGCGGCGAATGCCTGCGCGCCACCTTCGGCGAAATCCGGCATGCTGGTCTGCGCCGGCAGTTCCAGGCTGTACGGGAAGGTCGGCGGCACGGCCGAGGCGTTCAGGCCCGAGCGGCCGTAGAGCGTGTTGGTCTCGCTGGTCGGCTTGAATGCGCGGTACAGGATCTCGAGCTCGTCCTGACTCGGCAGGTACCAGTCGTCGCAGCCGCTGATGCGCAGGCCGCGCGCCCACTGCGCCAGTTCGCTGCCCGCAGCGGCCATGGCCGTGGTGTTCGCCACGCCGTCGCCATAGCTCTCGGCGCCGGTGACGCGCACGCCAGCCGAGAGCCAGCGGCCTTCGGTCTCGCCGCCGTCCTTCGGTGCTACGATCAGGCCGTACACGGTGCCGCCGACGGTGATGCGGCCGGCGTAAAAGCCGCCTTCGCACGGGGTGCCGATCACGGTCGGCGGGGTGACGCTTTGCTCTTGGATGTCCATTCAGGTCCCTCGTTGTGGTTGGTATGAACTGCTCGGTTGTGCTGCTTATGCCTTGGCTTCGCCGCCCAGCGCTGCAACCAGGTCGGCCAGCAGGCGAGCGACTTCGCCGGTCATCAGTGCGAAATCGTTGTCGAAGCGCTCGTCGTCGTTGTAGGCGACCGCGGTGCTTTCGCGGATGACATCGAGCGGCCTGACCGATTTGATGGTGAGGTTCTCGGTCAGCACGAAAGAGATGCGGTCGTTCCACGTCAGCGCCAGGCGCGTGCACTGCTTGCCGGCGGCGATATGGCGGCGCATGTCGTCCGGCTCCAGCGTGTGGCGCTTGTAGCCGACTTGCGCGCGGCTTTCGCCGCTGGCGCGCATAGTGGCGTCCCGGTCGATCGTGAAGCCGTGTGGCGCTTCATCCGCGTCCAGCCAGCCAGTCATCATTGCGACCGGCGAATGCGCCAGCCGCAACGATTCGAGCGGCATGCGGTCGACCGCCTTGAGCAGCAGCTTGATGACGTCGTCCGCCTTGCCAGGGCTGGCGCTGTCGACCACCAGCCAGCCGTTCGCCGGGTCGATCCAGACATGGGTGTGGGCCGTGGTAGCGAAGGCGCGCGGCAGCAGCTCGTCGGCCACGCGCTCGCGCAGTTCGCGCATCGCCTTCTTCCCGACCGGGAAGCCTTGCGCCCGCTCGAGCTCGGCTGCGCGGGCCCGGGCCGTTTCGTTGATCACCTTGGCCGGCAGCAGCTTCTTGCAGGTTGCCAGCGTCAGCAGATACTGGCCATTGACGGCGTGCACCAAGTCGCCCGCGCGCGGCACGATCCAGCCCTGGCGCAGCAACTCGTTGCTGCCCGGCGGCACGAAGACCTGCGGCGCCAGCAGCGCGGCCAACTCGTGCGCCGCGACCAGCCACGGGCTGGGCAGGCGATACAGGGTGAGGTTTTTGAAGAACACGGATTCAGTCCTTGTCGTGGCAATGGTTGGGAGCTCAGGCCGCGCTGGGGGCGCGATCCGCGAAGTTGATCGCGCGCAGCCGGTCGGTGGCCTGCGCCGCGGTAATGCCGTACACCTGCGCCACCAGGCCGATGATCTCGTCGCCATCCGGCGCCGGCGCTGGCATGGCGGTCGCCAACCGGTGGGCGAGCAGCTGGTGCACATTGGCGGTGTGGCGCGCCAGTGCCGGGTCGCCGGCGGTGACGCTACTGGCCGACTGTGCGGCGACTGTGTGCCCGTGCGGCATGCTGCGGACGACAATTCCTGCTTGCGTTGCTTTCATGTTGTTCTCCCCTTGGTTTTTGATAACTGCCGGTCCAACATCGCGGCCCGTAGCGCCTCTCGCCAGCGCAGGCCGCACTTGCAATTGCTGATGATCTTGCGCAGCAGATTCACGGCCCACCGCCCGCGGCGGACTGTTCTGCGAGGTCGACCGCTGCGCGCGCCATCGTCTGCCGCTCGGCAGCGGCTTGCGCCAGCTCGTCGCCATGTTGCACATAGCCGTACGACGCCAGCAGCGCCACGAGCACCATGCCCCACAGGCCCGCATAACCGAGGCCGAGCACTATCTGGCCGCGCCGCGTCACGCCCGCACCTTGATCGTCAGACTCAGGGCGCCGGCATCGTAGGCAGCGTCCATCAGCGCATCACGGTTGCCGATGGCGGTGTAGCTGCGCGCGCCGGCCGCGTCGCGCACGGTGATCAGCCAGGTCATCGCGCCGCCTCGCGCGCCACGTTGAGCATCGCGGCGATCCGCGCCAGGTCGTTGTCGATCGACATGCCCATGGTGCCGTCGTAGTTCGGGCGCAGCTGCGTGAGCTTGTTGTGCGCTGCCTCCAGCGCCGGCAGGAAGCGCGCCTGGGCTTGCTTGACCTGGTCGGCAGTGAAGCGCTCGGCAGTCGCGATGGCGTCATCGGCCGGGCCCGTGCACAGCACGTCATGCAGGGTTTGGATGGTCTCCGCCTTACTCGGGCCAATCAGCGCGCGCCCGGCGCACACTGCGTCCTGGGCGCGGCGCAGGATGACAATGAGCGGGTTGGTCAGGATTCGATCGTTCATCGGTAGCGTCTCCGTCTGCGGTTAAATCACAATGCGTATTCGCGCTTTTGGCGCATGAAATAACGACCCTTGGTCGGTCGCGCCTCGGCATCGTCTGCGACGCGCAGCAGCACGGCGGCCAGCGCACGCAACTGGGCCGGCGCCACTTCGTACCCATTGCCGATCGACGACTCGATCACAACGAGCGGTTTCTCGTGACGGTCGCGGGTCAGGGTCACCTCGAGAGTTTTCAGCATCACATCACTCCTGTTTCGTCGGTCATGACCTGCCGGCGCTCCGCTTCGATCAGTTTCCAGTCCAGTTCCTGTCGCACTTGCTCCGGCGTCGGCGGCGGCGCGTGCTCTGCCTGGCGCTGGTGCAGCCAGCTGCGCACGGCCTGCTTGTCAGGGTGAGTCGTCTGCGCCATCGGATGCTCCTAGAGTTCGCCGATTCGTTTCCATTATTAAACACCATGTTTAAACGCAAAGCAAAC